TAAGTACCGGTAACTTGGGTGTACCTTTGATTGTGCCATCGTTGTATATTATTAATTTATTTATCTGATATAATCCATTTCCATTTAAATTAGCACTTAATACTTCGCTTGGAATTGTATACGACGATACTGGTATGGTTTGTTTTATCATTGGAATTGTCCCTGATGTAACTTGACTGACCCTTGGATCTATAGGTTGAAAAGCATTCGGAGGTGGGATTGGTTTTGCCCTTATAGGTCTCTCTGGATCATAAAGAGGACTTCTAGCAGCTTTTAATTGTGCTGCTTCTTCCGCAGTCCCATTCAAATAAATATTATTTGTTATAGATTGTACAGAACCATCAGGTTCAAATATTATTGTTGTGCTTCCTATATCGGAATTAGTTGTTCCTCGTTCTTTGACTACGACATTTCGTACCTCACGTGAAAATCGGGAAACTCGTTGACATATGGTTTCGTTATATTGTACTGACATTTTGATTCTCTACACATATGCAAGATTAAATATTTTTTAATTGTTTATTTTTCATATCCTATTTAATTTGTCATTTAAAGTAATGGGTGGTACACCAGGATTGGCAAATGTGCATTCACAACGCATCTGATCGCACCGGACCGAGTTTAAAATATTAAATTGATCATCATCAATGCTTATTTCTCTTTTACCAAATGGCAAACCTGAAAATGTCTCATCTTTGTTTAATTTTAATATTGAAATAATATTGTACCCATTTGGATCTAAATTGGTATCTGCTTGATTTAATTGTAATACCTCTTCTGAAAAATCTGGTGGTGGGACATCTAGTGTTCTTGATGTATTAAGTGTTGGTAGTTTTCCTCCTGATGGTGGTGGGACATCTTCTGTTCTTGATGTATCGAGTGCTGGTAGTTTTCCTCCTGATGGTGGTGGGACATCTTGTGTTCTTGATGTATCGAGTTCTGGTAGTTTTCCTCCTGATGTCGAAAAGATAGGAAAAGCCGTCGGTTTCTGATCACCATAATATAATTTTTTTGAAGATAATATAGAACCATTTCGGTTAAATAATATATCTAGTTGATCTGGATTACCACTCGGCTCGATTTCTGGTTCCCGTTTTTGTATAACTTCATTAATTGCTTTACGAATAAAATTACTCGCTCGCTGACATGTAACAGTTTGTAATTTAGATTGTAATGATCGTATGATTTCTAATAATCTTAATTTTTCTTCTTCCATAATTACCTATCTATAAAATATACAATATAAAATTTTTAAAATTATTAATTTATACTATCCACTGGGATTCCAGCCCTTTTCAACATATTTAGTAAATCAGTGATGCATTTTCTATATTTTTTATAATAATAATCGGAATGAATCCCATAATTCGAAGGAAAATGTTTCAAGATTTGTACGTAATTTTTATGCCTGTATTCTACAGGGGGTCTTACCATGATCATTTGAATCATTGGGATAATTCTTGGATATTCTTTAGGCATTAATAAATCAAAAAATGGATTATATTTATCCCAAATACTACCAGCATTTGGAAATCTTTCTAATTCTTGAAAAATACGGTATGTCTGTTCTACGAAACTGATTGATGGTAACGATAATATTTTACTGTTAAATAAAGTATCATAGGTAATAAAAATAGAATTTGAATCTCCTAAACTATTTGTATACCAAGTTGTAAATGCTCCAGGAGTTCTAGAAAAATATTCATCCAGAATGATCATACTTAATGGAGAATCTTCCTTGGCAAAAGTATCAATCTCTGGATATTTATTCCTACAAATTTTTATATATTCTAGAGCGCTAATATATAATTTAATATTTTCATCCGAAAGATTCCCATTCAACGATCGAATGATCGGAAACAAATTTCTTGACTCCTGATATAGATTTATAGGATTAAAGGTATTTTCGATATAAAAATAATTTTTTTTCGATTCTCCAGCCTTCATTTTAATCCCAAAGAAAAAATGACCACATTGTCCAGAACTCGTTCCACTCTGCGTAAAATATGATGGATTTTCAAAAACAACCGGAAACACTGCTTTTTTATTAAGTAGTGTAAATAAAGTTCCAAACAAAACCGTCCGACAAAAACAGTTACAACCATATGAGTATCCGGTGATTTCTTGATATAACATTCTATGGGATTTAAATTTATCTCCCTGATTCGGATTTACTTTTTTTTGAATGTATTGATTAATATAATCAATCAGAGAATAATTTCCTTGCTGATAATTAGAACTTCCCCGGCTTGACAAGTTATAAATGAAATTATTTATAAAAATAAATTGATGTAATAAACTCATTATTTTTGAGGGATCAAAATCTGATAAATCATATTTTTCTATATCTGGTTTCACAATTTGATATATCTCATTTTGTAATATATGTTCATTAATCCTTAATCGTTCTTTAGAATATTCTTCCAATTCTTCGATAAATTGTCGATAAATACGTCTTGAAAACAATTCACAATAAAATCGAAATAATTCGGGTATCGGTTTAGAGGGTTTTATTTTTTGTTTTTCATAATGTAATGTCATAAGATTAGTTAAGATACTCATCATTATGGTAATGATCGACTCGGGAACCTTATTTCTTTGTAAACATTTTAATAATAGTAATTGATCATTATACATTACATCCTCATTTGTATATTTTTCTTTTAGAATACTATTACAATTAGCAGGTATCCCACAATTCGTATCCAATTGTTGCAATATGGGTTTTTTTTTTTGTTGACTCATTTATTAAATTTTTTTTTAAAATTTTAATGATTATTTGTTGATCATCCTTATAGCAACAAAAATTAATATTTTTGTTGCTATGGATCGCTTTTCAGTTCGGAGGTGGATGCTGCTCCACCTTCTCCTGGTTGGTTTATTGGAGATTGTGACAATGGAAAATCGATATTTCCATTATATCGTGCTATACTATCGATTTCCGGAAAAGATAAATTTAAATCATAATTCTCAATAAATCTCGTGAGTTTTCTATATGCACTATCTTTATTACTAAAATATATTCTAGAATAACCTTGATAGATATCGCTTGCTGCTTTAATGTCTGTGATTATATCATTCATAGATAAGTCATCATTCGTTAATTTTTTTTTAAGAGATTCAATCTGTAATTCCCAATATTTATTTTGTAAGTCTTCAACTAATTCAATGCTATTGTAACTGCCTTCTTTTACTTTGGGAAAAGCGAGATCATATATGGAAGTCGTAAAATCTCTATTAAGTTCACGCGCGTCTCGAAAAATATTTGTTTTTATATTTACCTGATTGGTTCGGTTTTGACAAACACAATTAATTGGCAAAGTCGGTGTATTTGGATTTGTCGGTGTATCTGGACTGCATGTAAATTCGGATCCGTTACTCGTTGTACCTTTGATTTGAGGAGGATTAGATGTTAGAATTAAACTTTCAATACCCAACTGTGCATAATCAGAGTCTATCGCATCTTGAAAAGTTGGATCGTCTTTAAAAAATTTCCAGATTTCATTACATTGTCTATTAAGTATAGATTGACGGCTAGTAAATAACGAAAACATTTGTTATTCTATATATTTAAAATATAAAAATATTAATCATTGACAAAATAATTCATGTAGTAATTTTTCAATCTTTATCATGCTTATAGAATTAGAACTATAATTCGAAACGATCAGGTATTTTCCATTCGGCGTTATATCAATATTCGAAGGAGAACTTCCTGTAGGTATAATCTGATTTATAATTTCATGTTTTTGTGTATCAATTATATTTATAAATCCATCTCCGGGTAATAATCCGGTAAAATTTTTTGGATCCTGATACAAAGTATTATAATTTGAAACAAATGCAAATAAACCATCTTTTGAAAATTGGATCCCGGATGGTTGTATCCCCGCATTAATTGTTTTAATGATTTCATTTTTTTTGAGATCGACAACGGAGACGGTCGTTCCGATAGGGTTAAAATTATTGCTCCCAAAATTAGTCACATAGGCAAAATTTTTTATAGGTGAAATAATCATCCCAAAAGGACCAAAAAATCCTTTGATTGTTGCCGTTATCTCATTTTTGGAAGTATCGATGACATTGATCGTTCCGGACCCTTCTGTTCCATCTACATAATTAAAACAATATAACGTATTTTCATCTTTTGATAATACTACACCCGCTGGCGCTTTATCAACATTTATCGTTCCCGTTATTTGTTTTGTCTGAAGATTTACGATGCTAATGGTATTCCCATTCCCACTCTTGAGCCCATCGGGTCCTCCGTAATTATTGACATAAGCCGTAATATTATCACTCTTAATCACCATTCCAGATGGACCATCAAAACCTGAAATTTCTCCGGATACGATATTCTTTTGTGTGTCAATAATAGATATCGTAGACCCATTTGAATTTGTAACATAAGCCTTTAAATAAGTTTTATCAATTGTGATTGTATAAGGTTGTGCGAATGATTTATCATAAATTATTTTTATAGGTTTTTTTTCTCGTAAATCGATTACCGAAACACTATCTTGATTATCAATCCCGTAATTATTATTATTTGCTATATATGCGTATTTATTGTCTTTTGTGATTGCGATTCCGGAAGGATTTACACCCGTTTGGATAATATACATTTATTTAATAAAATATTAAAATAATTTATTTTGCAATCGATTTACTATAGGCTTTATTGAAAAAATTTTTTATAAATTTAAATAAAATGATCTGGATCTATATTTTAATTTTTGTTTTAACTGTTGCTATCCTATTTATTGTTTTGTATATCTTTCTCGCAAATAAATATTTTCAATGTGTCAATGGAAAATGTGTGAAAGGTGGTCATTCTTACAAGAATGATCCCACCTGTAATAACGAATGCAAACCACCAATTCCTCCGTCGTACCAGTGTCTCAATGGTAATTGTACTCCTTGTCAAGACGGATCGTGTCCATACAAGGATGACCCTAAATGTAATGACGAATGTAAACAACCACCAATTCCTCCGTCGTACCAGTGTCTCAATGGTAATTGTACTCCTTGTCAAAACGGATCCTGTCCATACAAGGATGAAACCACTTGTCATGACGAATGCAAACCTTCGATGTACTATCCCGGAGATGGTAAAGCGACCACGACTTATTTCACGAATGTGGAATCAGAAGGAGCCGGTGCTTGTGGTGGATGTGTATATCCGGGTATCAAAAATATGCCCAGTGATTTTGATTTTAAGAAAAACAATTTTAATAATATGTATCTTCAGATGAAGGATATCATCACTGATGGGGCACATTGGACAATGTGCGCTGCATCCGAAGCCATGATGGCGCCTTACTGTCCCGGAAATGTTGGTATGGGTTGCACAGGGCGTGCTAATCCACAAGGAAAGACAGCATCGGCGCCATGTGGATCCTGTTGGCGTCTAACACGAACGGATAACAATAAAGTTTTGAATGTGGTAGTTGCCGATGCTTGTCCTTGTGGCAATAAGTCTATATGTCCCACCACAGCGGGTGGTGCAGATAATTCTCCATGGTGTGTTGCGGAACCGGATCAAGCAAATCATTTAGGATTTTATAATCATTTTGATGTTTGGAATGCTATAGATCCGGATATTGATTGGCCGAGCGCTGGAAGTGAAGGAGACCCTGTTTCATTCAAAAATATTGAATGCCCTGACCAGATTAAACAATTATTGAAAGATTCATGCTGTGGTACGTATTATGACGGATCACAAGGTGGATCACCACAAGGATGTCCGAATATTTGTGGTCCTGAATATACGTGTCCTCCATCCGGATAAAAATAAACTTTTTTTATATGTTTATAAATATAAAATGGATAAATATCAACATTCAATCAATTGTATTTTATCATTACAAAAATACTTGGACTGTGACATTTTAACACAAGATACAAAAAGAGAATATCCTATATTTACGATCCGTTATATAGATTTAATAATTCATCTATTAAATAATTTTGGTATAAACGATTATGATACTCATTTACAACATCAAAAAAATATATTAAAAATAGTGAAAGGTTGTGAAATGAACATCTTTAATGATCCGAAAGTAAAATATCCGAATCGAAAACATTTCAATGGTATGTATGGAACTATGAGTAATATCCTAACTTCCTATTATTTTTATTTATATTGGCATCTGTTAGAAAAAGGAGTAAAAGTTAATATAGAAGAGGATTGTAAAACAATGTTTTTTATATTGCAAAATATTAATTACCAATCGATCCCAAAAACAGAATTAGAATATATAAATAATATAATTCAATATTTTAAAGACAATAGCGAGGATTGTCCATTTTTTACACGACAATGGTGGGAATGGTTTAGAAATGAATTGATTCATAATATTCAAGAAATTAAGAAACACAAATTTTATCAAAACCAGCAGAATCCATACACAAAAAGAATAAATTATTTGAATACGCGTATCGCAAAAGCGATTGAAAAGTTAACGAATATCCGTTCACATTTATATCAACCATATGAATATTCACCTTCTTACACAGGTTTATCAATTGATACATCAATAATAGAACAATGTAAGCATGTCAAAAAATTATTTCTTCAAATCGATAAAAAATGATAATTTTTGATGCAATATTCATTTTTAAGTAAAATGAATAGGGATAAACATTTTTATCATATGTTAAGACGGATCAAAAAATATATAAACGATCCTTCTATTGAAGAAAAATATAGAATTTATGAAATATTGTGGGCGTTACATGAAAATATGATTTTATGGGATGATATCCCGCCTGATTTTTGTGAAAAATTTAATATTCCGCACCGAAGAGATTATGGGATTGATATTATTTCTAGAGATAATACGAGAACGGGACAAGTCAAATTGTATGGAAATAATTCAACCATTATTTGGGCAAAAATTGCTACCTTTTTTCAATATTCTGATTATTTAGATATCCCTAAAAAAAATTCAATCATATTAACCACACCTGATGCCCTAATTGATCCAATGGTTAATGTATATATCGATAAATTTTGTGTACCATTAAAACGAAAATCATTTGACATTTTATTAGAAGAAATTAAAAATGATTTGGATCTTTATCTATCAGAAAATGAAATAGAAGATAAATATGCAAATATCAAAATAGAACCACGATATTTTATTTTAGAATGTATTAAAATTTTAGATAATCGGAATCAAAAAATTTTTCGATTTCAATTACCCTGTGGTGTTGGAAAAAGTTTTATAATGTTTTATATCATTCGTGAAATCTTGAAAATTCATCAGCAAGAAAAATTTGTTGTTTTTGTGCCGTGGATCCAATTAGCCGAACAACATAAAAAAATTCTGGATAAATTGGTTATTAAAAATCAAATTATCGGAAACGGTAATACTGAAATAAATTTAGAATCCAATGTGATTATTTGTCTCAATCCAAGCGCAAAATACCTAGAAAATCAAACATTCAAGTATAGATTTATTGATGAAGCCCATCATTTAGAAAATGAGGATTCAAAATATAAAATTATAATTGATAATATCGTCTGTGAAAAAGAAATTCAATTGAGTGCTACTTTCAAAAATCAAGAGAAATTAGATTATCAAATGTCTTTGCGGGAGGCTATAGATAATGGGTATATTACCGATTATAAAGTTAATATCGAATATTTTTCAAAAGGAAACAAAGATGATTGTCTGATTGACTTGATTTCTAAGAGACGAGAATGGTTTCCCGCATTTATCTATTTTAATTCAAAAACTAGAGCCAAAATGTTTTATAAAAAATTACGTGAAAAATGTGTTTCATCTATTTATGTCCTTGGAGAAACTGGGATGAAAAATCAAAAAAAGATTATAGAACAGATCGAATCACATCAGATTGATATCGTTTGTCTCGTGGGTTGTTGGAATGAAGGAACGAGTATCGATAATATCAGAACCGTCATATTAGGAGATATGAGATATAGTTCAATCAATCGTATACAGATTATTATGCGGGGAAATAGGAATTATAAAGATAAACCTTATTACAATATTGTTATTCCGATAGTAAAACAAGATTTATCGGAAGATAGTGAAAGTTATGATGATTTATCTGATTTCGTAAAAACTTTGGTGAAAATCGATCCAAAACTCAAAGATTTAACCAAAAGAGATGCAAAAAGTTCTCGTATTAAAATAGGTCTGGACGGTTCCTATACAAATTCAGACGACGATGAACAAATTCAGGTATCACAACATCTTTGTGAAGTTATCTATGATAGTTTAGGAAATATGATGGGAGGATTAACGTTAGATGAAAAAATCAAAGAATTCATGCATCATGTCGAACAACATATTGAAATCCCAAGTAGTAAAAATAAAACGATACGATTTTCGGATACGGTAGTAATGGGGATGTGGTTTCAGATTACTATCAAAAAAAAATTATCGAAAGATTCTGATATCTACCAACAATTATCAAAGAATCGAATAATCAAGGAAGAAATGGATCGATATCTAGAAGAAAAAGAAAAGAAACCCAAAAACATACAATCATTAGATCCAAATGAAAAAATCAAGGAATTCATAAACCGAGTCGAACAACATAATGAAATCCCTAATAAAAGAAATAAAAC